TGGCATTCTGGCGGCCTGCAGCCCCACGGCGCGGATAGCCTCCACGGCCAACGACATCCGGGCCGAGGCGGGGCTCCTCGTGGAGCACGGCACGGCTGCGGGAGACAAGGTGACGGTGAGCCATGCCAGGAAGATCGACGAGCTCGCGGCGACCATCCACGAAGACCTCCCGGGGACGGCAGACCGAACCCCCGCGTGGGTTTCCATGCTCATCTGGGTCGCTGGGGCCGTTTGCGCGGTCTGCCTCGTGGTTGTCCTGTGGCAGACAGGTCTGGGAAGCGGTATTCGGGCGGCTTTGGGCTGGATACCTCGCAAGACCCAAAGCAGGGCCGACCTCGCCGTCAGTATGCTCGACCCATCCCGGCCGGAAGGCGACCGGGAGTTCATCGCCGCGCTGCGGCAAGACCCGGAGTTCGACGCGGCCTTCCGCCGCGCCAAGGAACGCCGCAAAGACAAGGAAAGCACATGAGCCCGATTCTCGCTGACGCCCTCGGAACCCTCTGGTGGTCGGTCCTCTGCTTCGTCGCCGGCGCGGCGCTCACGTTCGTCGCCTGCAAGAAGGGCTGGATCAAGTGCTGAGGCTCGTCTTCCTGCTCTGCCTCGTGATCGTGGCGTGAGCGCGATCCCGGCATACCAGTGCTGCTGCCCGACCGAGCCGCCGATCTACCCGGCTGAGTATTACGTCTTCTCGGTCTGCCCAGACCCGTGCTGCCCGCTCGACTGCGCCGACAGCGTGGACGTGAAGTGGTGCCCGTCCTACGCGGTCGCGCAGGGGCTGGTGGTCCCCATTGTCCTCACGCCCGGGCTTTGCATCAAGATGACGCTGGGGTGCTGCACGTACGTGATGACGGCGGTCATCGCCAACCCGGGCGGCGTCTGCCCCACGGGGGGCGGCGTCTGGAACCAGGGCACGTACGCAGGGACGCGGACCATCGACCCCGAGGAGGAGGGATGCTGCGACGCGGTCATCATCGACCCGCCCGACAACTGCCTGACGGAGGCGGCCTACGTCGACCCCTTGGTCGGGAACGCCTGCTTCGCGTACGTGTTCGAGCCTTACGCCTTGGATGACCAATGGGGCACGGTCCCGTCAAAGCCCGTCACGGTGCGGTCAAACCTGATCTACTGCTACGCGACGTTCGGCGCCAACTGGGACCAGCGCTGCGACAACTGTCCGCCCATCGACTACTACCAGTCGACCGTGAAGGCGAGCCAGGAGATCGGCTACTGCATCCCTACCGACCCCATCAGCTCGTGCCTGGGCCAGCGCACCTACTCGCAGACGGTCACGCTTGACTGCCAGCAGTGCTATCCCTGCGGCGACTGCTGCGGCAACGGCGACCCGTGCTTTCCGCCGAGCGACCCGCCCATCACGTGCGACGACCCCAAGGGCACATGGAGCGTGCGGACCTGCTACGCGGTCAACCCGTGCCTGGACGAGAACGACGACTTCACGTGGTTCGAGCAGGACGTGCTGACCGTGACCTACGACTTCTGCGCCACGGCGGTGGACCCGGACGACCCGGGCGCGCTGGCGGCGCTCGAGGCGCTGTTCGCGGGCGGCGACGTGGTCACGCCGTGGAGCGCGCTGACGGTGTGGGGCGCGCCCGACACGGGCATCCGCATCTCGCTCTGCCCGGGCGCCGTCTTCAGCGACCCGAGCGTCTTCGTCTTCAGCGGCAACGCCAAGCACATCGCCGACGCGATCAACTCGCTCACCGTCAACACGCCCTTCCTGTCGGCCGAGGCCGACGAGGAGTGGGGCGACTGCTTCTGGTTCGGGGTACGGCAGACCTGCGACGAGTGCCCGGAAGACCCGCCCGGGACGCGGCCGGCGTTCCGCGCCGAGGGCGACGAGCTCGTCTTTGACCGCTGCGAGATCATCAGCGCGACCAAGTTCAAGGCGATCTTCCGGGGGCGGTCGAAGAAGCACTACGTCTGCGCCTCGCAGACCCTGATCTCGACCTACTCCGTGTCGGGCAACTGCGTGGGCTCGTCCACGGACGTCATCAACCTCGCCATCAGCGCCACGGGCGACGACGATGAGGGCTACGCCCTGCACTGCCTGTCGCCTGCGGAATACGCCTGCGGCGAGCGCTACGAGATGCGACAGGTTGAGCAGGAGTACTGCGACACGACCATCTGCACGGCAGGCAACCCGACCCTGACCGTCCCCCAATGCGATGCCGTGTCGGGCTATCCGCTGCTTGACGTGGTGGTCGAGGGCGTGACCGTGCTCGAGGGCTGGCAGTCCTTGTGCGGCGGCGGCCTCGGCGGCCTGCCGTCGATCTCCCAGATCAAGTGCCGCTCGTACCCCTTCGTCTACGAGGTGCTCGGCTGCGAAGACCCCTTCTACGGCGGCCTCTGCACCCCGGGCGTCTACCAGCAGGCCGACCGCTTCTGCGAGACTTTCGCCACCCCCATCCAAGTGCTATGAGCCTCGGCACGGTCAAGCTCGGGGCCATCGAGCTCCCCATCGTGGACTGCCGCTCGTGGTACGTGGCGGGGAAGGGCGCCCATTGCCGCCAAGGCCTCGACGTGGCCGGATGCGCCACCTGCCCTAGCCGCACGAGCCGAGAGGGGAACCTCCGCGAGCCGCCCGTCTACGGGCGCGGGACGGCCCCTAGGGCGCTTCCCCCGCAGGGGCGGCCCTCGGAGCCCCCGGCGGCCCCGGACGCGTCTGGGGGCAAGCCTGCCCCCATGCGCGGCCTCGGGGACTTGATCGAGCGCGGGACCAAGGCGGTGGGCATCCGCGCCTGCGGGGGGTGCCAGCGCCGCCGGGACGCCCTGAACCGTTTGGTGCCCTTCAACGAAAAGCCCCCGGCCGATCCGCGTCCTGCGGAGCCGACCGGGGGCGAGAGGAGATCAGGGGACGCTACTTGATCCGCAGGCTGGTGCCTCGCGGGAGCAGGGTGCAGCCGGGGACTGCCGTGCCGGCCTCGAGCGCGGCGCGGATCGCGTCCTTGTTCGGCTCGTGGCGCACGACCCTGAACTCGGACGGCAGATCATCGACCGGGGTTTCGATGACGAGCGGCTGCTTGCCTCCATTGCCAGCCACGCTGAGTTTAAAGCGGGGGGTGTCAATGACTTGCTTCCCCGTGGCCTCCATCGCCTCCTTGAGCCGCTTCTTGAGGCGGTCGGCCACGGCCTCGTCGGCCTCGGCTAGGGCGCGGATGCGGGCGGCCTCGTCCTTGCGTGCCTTGGCGCGGAGAGACAGCTCCTGGATGACGGAGGCGTAGGCTTCCGACTTTTGCTCCAGCGCCGTATCGAGCGAAGCTAGGTGCTCCTCCAGCGCCGCGTTCGCGTCGGCCTCCGTTTGCCCGCCCTCAAGCAAGGCGTCAATGATGTCGCTGATCTCGTTCTGGATTGCGTACAGGGACATGGGATTCCTCCGGGTCAGAAGGGCATGGACAGGTCGTCGTCGGCTGGCACGGGCTGGGGCTTGCGCTCGGTGGATGAAAGGACGCGCATGATGGTCAGGGCATTACCGACCCGGGCGATGTCAAGCCGCATCTCCTCGGACTTGTCAGCCAACATCCCGTACTCACCTACGGTCGTGGCGACCCACGCGGTCCCGTGGTCGCCTGCGACCTGGATCGCGATGGGCTTGTCCTTGCGGCGCACGACCCGCAGGATGGCGAACGTCCCCTCATACTCGTCCGGGTAGGTGTCGGCCGGCTCGGCCTGCTCGGCTGGCTTGGGGGCTGGGGCCGGGGCGGGCGCAGATGCCTCAGGAGCGGCCTTGCGCTTGCGGACGGGCTTCGGGGCGTCAGCGGCCACGGGCGCGTCCTGGGGGATCGTGGTGGCTTCCACGACCTCCGGGGCGGGCAATGCGGCGATGGGCGCGGCGGCCGGCGGGTTGTCGGCCTGCGCCATCTCCTCGGCGGTGTACAGCCCCGACAACTCGGCGGGGAATGCCTTGCGGAGCGCGAGCGCCTCGGCGCACTTGGCGATCATCACGCTGGGCATCCGCGACCACATCGCCGTCAAGCCGCCCTCCTTGTTGCGCTGCGCGTACTCGCGGAACAGGGCGATGGCCGTGACGGCCTCGACAAATCCCTTTCGGTACACGCCCACGCGGGCAGCCGCCGGCGGCTCGTCGTGCAGCCAGACGTCGGTCCAGCGGCCGTCCGTGCCGCAGTAGGCGACTGCCGTCTGCCCTGCGTACTCGCCGCTGCGCTGCGCGATCAGGCGGAACCCGTCGATGGAGAGCTGCGTCTGCATGACCTCCCGGCGGGCGCGGCCGTCCCAGCGCTTAACCGCGTAGATCTGCCGCGCGAACGGGTCGAGCCCGGTGCGCTCGCAGATGTTGAAGAACAGGTCCAGCTCGTCGCGGGTTGCCCCGTTGCAGAGCGTGCGCGCGAGCAGCTCGCGCTTCTCGTCGTCCAAGCGTGCCAATGCCGTCATGTGGTTCTCCTCTCGTGCTGCGCGGCCCGCCGCGCCCGTGCCCCGCAACGCGCAAGGCAGGCGCAGTATACGCCCCCGCATCACGCCGTCAAGGGGGTCGCCGGCAGGGCTTCCGCGCCGATGAACTCCGCGCCATGCGCCTCAAACCAGGCAAGCCTGTGCATCTGCGCCCATCCGGCCGGGTTGTCCACCAAGCCATTGATCCGGGCGGCGATCCCGACCAAGCGATGGCACCCGGCGCAAAGCGCGACCATGTGCTTGTTGTCGGGGTCATTCACCTTGCCGATCACGTGATGGACGTGCAGGATCGGGGGGTCGATGCGCCCGCACACCTGGCACGTGCGCTCCCGCGCCCCGACCGCCTCAAGCCGCCGGCCCCCGAAATACTTCTGATCGTGGTGATGCGCGGTAGCGCACTTGCGGGTGCAGTAGCGCTGCTTGCCGTTGGCCGGGATGAACGGCGCATTGCAGCCAGGACATTCGCGGCGCACGATGTCGCCGTGGTGCTGCTCCATGTACAAGGCAAACTCGGCCGGGAAATGCCGATGCATCGCTCCCACCATCGAGTCGACGTTCAGGCCGCACTGCCGCGAATACTGCGTGATCTTCGCCGCCGGGTTCTTGAGCAGGAATGCCAGGTGCTTCTTGATGCTGGCCTTGTCGTAGCCCGCGCCGCGCTTGATCTTGCGGCGCCGCTCGCGTCGGTAGCGCTTCAGGCCGATCTCGTTCAGCTTGCAGGCGATCCCGGCAAACGTTCGATCAAGACGGCTGGCGATATCGGAGATGGCCACGCCAGCCTCGATCATCGCGCGCAGCTCGGCCACTTCCTCGTCCGTCCATTGCGTATTGCCGATCATGCGGACGCCATGCTTCTTCAGGCGTTCATGCACCGACTGGCCCGTCAGCCCGAGGATCTTCCCGGTCTTCCAGATGGACCCGGTCTGCTGATAGGTCGCAATGACTTGCTCAATCTCAACGCGCACCATGTCAGTCGGTCCTCAGCTTGTGGTTGAGTGCAAGGAGTCGCTCCTGGCGGCAGCGGTTGAGGTCGCGGGTCATGTGGGCCATCTGCTCGCGCAGGTACACGACGTGCTCGACGAGCTCGCGGTGCAGGGGGTCGGGCCTGTCGAGCATCTGGACGCGCTCCACGACGTCCACCTCTTCCTCGCTCGCCTTCCTCCGCGGCATGGAATCACCCTTCGCCTTTGTAGAGCTCGTGCGCGACCTCGGCGGCGCCGGCGCTGGGGATGGCGGCGAGCGCCCACTCCATCGCGCTGGCGGCCTCGAGGAGCACCCCGACGAGCGCCTTGTCCTCGGTCTTCTCCGAGAGCAGGCGCGCGGCGTGGTTGCGGCAGTCGCGCATGGACGCGCGCACGCGGATGGCGGTCAGCATCAGGGGGTCGCTCACGGGATTTCCTCGTCGAGGGCGGTCAGGAATCGCAGCAGGGTCTCTCGGTCTGCGCCGGGGAGCATTTGGTCGACCATGTGCCGAAGGGCCATCCCCTCGAGCTGCAGGGTACGCAGGCGGGCGCGCAGCCGCGCCACGAGCAGGGTCAGGGCTTCGTCCATGTGGGTGCCTCGCTCCGCAGGATGCGGATGTCCTTGGGTGCCTTGAAGACCAGGCGCGCCGCCTGGGTCATCGTGTTGTTCGGGGTCACGACGGCGATGAGGGTGCCGTCCGGTGCGTAGATTCCCGCGCTCTCGCCGACGCGCAGGGTGATGCAGAGTTTTCCTAGGTCACTCATGGTCAGCCTCCCACTTTGCGATTTGCTCCCCTATCCAAGCCATGCAGTTGCAGGCCATCGAGTTCCCGAGGGCTTTGTACCGGGGGCCGTCCGGGCATTCGGAGGCCGGCTTCTTGCGCCACGGGATCGCCGTCCAGTTGTCCGGGAAGCCCTGGAGCCGCTCGCACTCAACGGGCGTGAGCCGGCGCACGGTCATGGCTGTTCCAACCATTGAATGTCCATTTCCATCGGAGGGGTCGGGATATCCGCGTTCTCCGCTGCCACCCTTGAGAGTTGAAGAAGTGTCGCTGAACGCCACCGCTGGCGGCGAAGGAATGCCGAGCCCGCTTCCCACCTTTACGGCGGGGGACACCTCGGGATGTTGGTTGACTCCGTGGGTTCCGCCCGTGCTGTAGAAGGCGTGCGCCACGGGCTGCGCGATCACCGGGTGGTTCATCTCATGGAACCCGGAGCTGCCGGCCGATGCCCGCAGCGCGGCCACGGCATCGTCCTTCTCCGGCATGGTCTGTCCCTTGGACAGAACCGCATCAAGCGTCTGACTTACTTGCCCACCGTCCCACCAGCAACCGCCTCGAGCGCCGCCTTCAGCATCGGAGGCAGCGCCTTTCCGCGCCTTTGCGCCCGCCTCAAGATGCCGCTGCAAGCCTTCGCGGACAGCGAGTACCTCGGCGGCAGCGGTCCAGTCTCCAGCACCTCGCTCAAGGAGGCGACCGACGACGAACACCCGGCGGCGGCGCTGCGGGACGGCTCGGGGCCATCTCCCCACTCGCACGTATTGAGCGTCCAGCACTCGGTACGCGAACCCATACCCGAGTTCGCCCAGCGCCCCGAGGAAGGTGCCAAAGTCCCGTCCTCCGTTTGAGGACAGAACACCGGGGACATTTTCCCAGACAATCCACCGAGGTCGGAGCCGAGCAGCGATTGCCAAGTAGGTGAGCATGAGGCTCCCTCGCGGATCTGCGAGTCCTTGCCGCAACCCCGCGACTGAATATGACTGGCATGGAGTTCCGCCCACGAGAAGGGCAATTGATTCGGGTTGAAGTGGCCATTGCTCATACTTGGTCATGTCTCCAAAGTTTGGGACGTTGGGGAATCGGTGCGCCAGCACCGCTGCCGGGAACGGCTCGATCTCGCTGAAGCCGACAGGCTCCCAGCCAAGATGGTGCCACGCAACGCTCGCGGCTTCGATGCCGCTGCAGACGCTCAGGTAGCGCATGGCCGCTCGATCTCCGGGGGGTCTGCCTCGAGCAGCTCGCGCATCGCACGAGAGTAGACGGCGTTCACGATCTGCTGCGCGGGCATCCCCTCCGGGATGGCCCCCGGCACGACGTCCACGCCGTCCTGGCGCAGGAGGAACGGCTCCCAATCAAGGAGCGCCAGCCGCGCCTGCTGCCATTGCCAGCGGCAGCGCACGGCGACCTCGACGGCGTGCTCGCCGACCCACGACTGCGCGCCCAGGGGCACGAGGTCAACGGTCATGCGGACGATGGTTTCGCGTACGTGGATCACCAGTACCTCGCCTGCGCCTTGGGCGCGGTGAACAGGCTGTCGGGGATGGGGGACGGGTCGGGGCAACGGCAGACAACCTGCAACCGCCCGCTCTGCCCGGGCCGGGTTAGCCCTGTGTCGACGATCAGGCCGGCGGCGCGCAGCTCCGAGATGCGCTTCGATGCCGCCCAGGTCGGGATGCCCGCAAGCTCGGCCGCCTCGTCCATCGTCAGCCCGGTGGGTCGGCCTTGGTAGACGGCCAAGAGCTCGGCGCGCAAGCCCTTGCTCTCCTCGCGCATTGAGACGGCGGCAGCGTGGCTGGTTGCGGGGTCGGTTGCCCTCGCGGAGGGCTGGGTGTTCTTCGCTTCCATGCGATTCTCCTCGTAAGGTCAGGCCATCCTGGCACCGCACCACGACGGCGGGCGGCAGTATGCCCAAGCGTATATCGCCCTGTCAAGGGGGAATCCGGAAAGTTCTTTGCGGATTCCTGCAATCGGTTTGGTACAAGGCGGGCGTGGGCAAGGACGAACCCCTCCGGTTCGACGTCGAGGCGCTGACGCGATCCATCGTGCGCGTCAACTTGCACGCGACGTCGCATGGCGACTCCTGGCGCTTCCTGCTGGCAGCCGACAGGCACCATGACAACCCGCACGCCGACTGGGAGCTCGAGAAGCGACACCTCGACGAGATGCGCGAGGTCGGCGCGGGCTGGGTAGATGGAGGTGACCTCTTTTGCTGTATGAATGGGAGGCACGATCCGAGGCGTGCCCGAGTCGACGTGCGCCCCGAGCACGCGATGGCGCCCGACTACCTAGACGCCGTGGTCCGCGATGCGGCGAACTTTTACGCCCCGTATGCGCGGCACGCCGTGGTCGTGGGACGCGGCAATCATGAGGTCTCCATAAGCAAGAACTGCGACACGGATTTGACCGAGCGTCTCTGCGAGCGCATGAGCCAGCAGTCCAAGCGCAAGGTGATCGCCGGCGGCTACGGCGGCTGGGTGCATTTCCGCGCGCAGATTCGGCAGGAGCGCTATGCCCTGCGGCTCAAGTGGTTCCACGGCTCGGGCGGCGCGGCGCTGATGTCCTTCGACACGCTCAAGGTGCGCCGCATGGGCGCGGTCTTGCCCGACGCCGATGTCGTCATGTGCGGGCACGTCCACAAGCAATGGGTGATGCCGCTGGCGCGCGAACGCCTGGTCATCGACCGCCAGGGCGCACGGGTCGAGCAGGACGTGCAATGGCACGTCCGCACGGGCACCTACAAGAACGAGTACGAGGACGGCTACGGGTCGTGGCACGTCCAGCAGGGAAGGACGCCCGAGATGCTCGGTGCGGTCTGGATGACCATACGCTTCCAGCACCGGGACAACGGCAGGGGCGCACGCACGTGGGAGCTAGTCCCGGAGTTCAGGCTCGCCAACTGAGGAGGCCAGGATGCGCGTCAGGCTCGGCGGGCATTGGTTCACCGTGCGCGAGAGCGGCAACCTTGCCGACTGCGGGCAGTGCGAGATCACGCGCCGGCGCAACGGGAAGGTCACGCGGGTGATCCGGGTCGCCACATGGCAAGACGAGGAGGACGCGCTGGACACTTGGGTCCACGAGGCGATGCACGCGATCTGGCCAGAAAAACCCGAGGCAGAGGTCGCGTCGGCCAGCGCCGAGCTCGCCCGGATGCTTTGGCGATTGGGCTACCGCCGCGCATATGATCCGGGCGCGGAGGGGTGAGTCTGCGGCTGTCGGAGGCCAACCACTCACAGGGGCATCGGCAGAAAGGCCGCGAGGCACGGCTCGGTGCGGCGCAACCCTTGGTGTAGCAAGAGCATTCCGCCATCGGGCAGGCACGGCTAAGCCCGTGCGCTGTCCACGCAAGGTGCAGAAAGTGGAACCTAAACTTCCGCTTTCACGCCGTGATGAAACTTCGACCCTTGGATAGAACGACCGACACTTGTTCACAAGTGTGGCGGATTCGTACCGCTTATCCGGCCATGTCGACGGCGCGTACGTGCCCATCCCGTACCCACAAATCGATGACGGGCGTCGAGTTTCGCGTACGAGGTGGCTCCTGGTTGCCGAAACGCATACAGATCGGCTAACGAGCGGCAAACGAACGCAACAAACGAAACGCGGCCCGGGACTTGCGTCTACCGAGCCGCGCTTCCGGGGGTCAAGAAGTCGGGTCACGCCGCGCTTGGCGGCCACAGGCCGCGTTGCCTCGTCAGAGAGGCGCGCCCGACGCGGGGCATCGTAACAGCGCGTAACAGGGCGCGCAAGTCAGGGGCGGGAGAAGCGCATCTGCCCGAGCTTCTGTAGTACAGCCCGCAGCTCGCCCATGCGCGCATCGCCGCCAAGCCGGCGCCAGGATGCCACGGCAATCTCGTTGGCGCGTCCGACTTCGTGATTGAATCGTCGCGCATCGGCCTTGTTGCCCTGCTGAAGCATCCGTGCCTCAGCAGCGGAGTTGTCGCCGTAGTCGAACAACGCTCGCTGCAACGCATCACGTGTCGCGCTAGCGGGCAGATCGGCGATGAACTCGTTCACCACGCGCCGCACCTCGCCAACATCAAACTTCGCCTTTGCGCCGGGTCGAGCGGCCATGCCCAGCCGGGACGCAATCGCCTTGTACGTGTCGCTTCGCATCGCAGTCTCCTTGTTGAGTTCCTTGGTCTTCCGTTCAGCCCAGCCCTTGCCCGCATCGCCCCCCCACAGGAGCCACGCGATGTAGCCCGCGTCGTCCTCGCCGCCGGCCTGGTTGCCCTCGTGGCGGGAGAAGAACGAGTGCATCCGGCGCACGGTGTCGGGGGACAGGTTGGCGCGCCGCGCCAGGTCGCGCGCCCGTGCCACGCCCACGGCCGTGCCGCCCTTGCCGTGCTGGCGGCGCAGCTCGAGGCCGCGCTTGGCGTTCGCGGCCATCTCGGCGGTGGGCTTGAGGTCAACGTCGGGCACGGGGGCGATGGTACTTGACGCGGGGCGCGTGGTCGGTATCATCACGCACAAGAGCGGCTGGCACCGTTCGACAACCAACGACTGAGGGCGGGGCGGGTCAGCTCGCCAGCCGCTCCCCGCCCCGCCCCGGTCATCGAACGCAAGGACAGCGATGCACTGGTTCCCGTTCTACACGAAGGATTGGTCGGCGAGCGTGGCGCACATGAGCGCCGCCCAGCGGGGGATCTACCTGTCCCTGCTGATCTACCAGTGGGACAACGGCACGGTGCCGGATTGCCCGGAGCAATGCTCGCGCATTGCGGGCGCACACCCCATGCACGACATGGACTGGGCGGTCGTACGCGCCAAGTTCCACGTCGAGCACGGCCGGCTGGTCAACCACAAGCTCGAGGACGTGCGCCAAGAGCAGCGGACGAAGCAGGAAGCCGCTTCTGAACGCGGGAAGCGGGCTGCGGCCGCCCGTCACGGGTCCAAGCGCAATGCGGACGCAATGCCCGAGCAGTCCCCAAGCAGGCGTCAAGTATGCCAGTCAGAGTCAGAGTCAGAGTCAGAGTCAGATACAGAACCAGATACGCCCGTCTTAACCGTACGTCCAACGAGAAGGGCTCCCGTAGGCGACCCGCCGCCTGACAACCTCGGCGCTCTCCGGGCGCTGGCCGCCGCCGAGCGCAAAGGCGGGCGGGGGTCAAAGCGATGAATTCCCAAGCCCCGACATGGCTCGAGAACCGCGCCTACATGGGCGAGCTCTGGCCGCGCTGGCGCCTCGAGCCCGCCCTCCTGCGCCTCCTCGACGAGCGATGGGGGAGCCTGCACCAGGACAAGCTCCGCGAGTGCATCAAGCAGCACCGCCTCGAGCGAGACTCGACCCCCGACGTGAGCGCCATCCACGACGCGTACTGCCGCATGACCGGGCACGGCCAGGAGGGCCGCGCCGCCGTCAAGCAGACCCAGCGCTACCTCGAGGAGGTGCGCGGCCCGAGCGAGGCCGACACCGCCGCTTGGGACCGCGAGGCCGACCAGATCTTCGCCAGCGCCACCTTCGAGGAGATCAAGGCCGCGAAGGAGTCGTTCGGGATCGCACCGGACACGAAGCGCGTCCTGAGCCTGATGATCCAGATCCGCCGCGAGCAGAAGGGCAGGCGGTAGCATGACCCCATGCCGAAGCCGCGCGGGCCGATACTTCTCAAGGGCTTTGACGACTGCTTGTTAGGGTTATCGTTCCCCAGGGCCGTTGACCGCGGCGTGGGCGTCCCGGTCGCCGTCTACTCGGCCGACATGATCGCCGCGAGGATGCGCGACCGACAGGGCATGACCGACGCCGACGCCCGGGCCTTTGTCGTGGACGTCCTCGAGCAGGCCCGCCTGGGGCCAGCGACCCCCCGCGTGGTATGGGCCGCAACCGCCTTCGACATGGGGGTCGCCCCCGACCCGGACGACGAGGATGCCCGGGAAGCCGCCTAGATTGCCCCAGGACGCGTCCGAAGGGGCCGGGGCGGCCGTCGTGCCACCCCAACCCCCCGGACGCGCCTGAAGGCGTCCTAGCGCATCCGGCGGGCGACCTTGCCCCAATATTTGACCGTCGCCTGCTTGCGGTGGCCCTTGGGGCCGCCGTTGTGGACGCGGGCGAGGGTCTCAGCCCGCCAGTCGGGGGCGTAGCGGTCCCAATACGCGAGGATCACGCGCTCGGCGTAGGCGGCATCGCGCACGTCCTCGTACGACCCGCCGAGGCTGGGGTCGTGCTCGACGGCGTCTTGCCAGTAGACGCGGTGGATCTGGTAGGGGCCGAGGGCACGCCCGCCGTCCCCGACCGCGTTCTCGGGGTCAGGCTCGGACCCGGTCTCAACGTGCCGGATGGCATCAAGAATGGGTCGGGGGTCGTAGCCCGCAGGTGCGTCGACGGCCAGGATGACGATGAGGGGGAGGAAGGGGATCATGTCCCCTCTGTCGGCCATCGCCGCCACGGCCTGAAAGAAATCCTGTGAAATATTCCTTTCACCCCCTTGACGGGCCACTATACGCCCCCGCATACTCCCCGCCATCGGCGCGTTGCCGATCCCCGGAGCCGCCCACGTGGTTTCCGCCCAACGGCCCGGGGCTTCCCGACCACCAGAGGAGACACCCATGAGAACCGCACGAAGGGCAGGCACCGAACTGCTCGTCCACCGCATCGCCGAGCTGGTCGCCCTGACCGCCAGCCGGCCAACCCCCAGGCAGCGCCTCGCCGCGCGCTGGGCAGTCACTCCCCGCACCGTGAACAACGTGATCGACCGCGCCTTCGACCTGTTCGGGGTCCGCGTCGAGCACCTCCCGTCCGAGGGCTACGCCCTCATCACCCCCGGCATCCTCGACCTCAAGGCCTGCGCCAAGGCAACCCGATGACTCAGCCATCCCACTCCCCCACATTCCCTGCTTCCTCGTTTGCGAGCCCTGACGTGGTCGCCGGCCTCCTGCGCGAGATCGAGCGCCTGCGCGAGGAGCTCGCCGAGACCCGCATGGGCCACCGCGTCATCGTCGCCGCCATGAGCGAGGAGCGCGAAACGCTTGAGCGCATGATCACGCAGCTCAACGCGAGCGTCCACCGCGTGGACGCCGAGCTCCGCATCGTCAAGCGCGAGCGCGACGAGGCGCGACGGGGCTACTGCAACGTCGACAGCGACTACCGCCGCATGATGGGCCTGCCCCGCGCAGCCGTGCTCCTCGCCCGCGACAAGGGCTGGGACTGCTTTGAGGACGCCGCCGTCGACCTTGAGGAGGACGCCCAATGAACCTCCGCAAGGACCGAGCCCTCGCCGCCGTCAAGGACGCAGGGCTCCCCCAGCACCACGTGGCCCGCCGGCTGCTCTCCGAGAGCGTCAGCCTGAACTGGGACATCGCCTGCGAGGCCGCAGAGTGCATCGCCTACCTCTTCCGCGAGTACCGCGTGGCCGTCGAGGCGCGCGACGACGCCCGGGACGAGGCCGTGCGAAGCGTCAAGGGGCAGATGGACCGCCTTGAGGACGCCATCCACGCCGCCCACGCCGAGCGCGATGCCGCCCGCCGTGACTTCTGCGAGATCCTCGCCCGCCACGAATCCGCCAAGACCCCCCAGCGCATCGCCGAGCGGCGCGGCTGGGATTGCTACCGAACTGCGGAGGCCCCCTGACCGCGCTATGCTCCCGCGCATGGTACGACTGAGCAACTACGCCGCCTTCAAGGCCGCCATCACCAAGGCCGTCGAGCAGCGCGGCTCCACCAGAGGCACCCTCGCACGCGAGATGGAGGCCAAGGGCATCCTCGCCGCACATACCGTCCGATGCCTCCTCGGCGGCCCAGGCACCCGCATCGGGCGCCGCAAGGCCACCTTCGACTCCGTCGTCAAGCTCGCCAAGGCCGCAGGCTTCGACCTCGCCCTCACCCCGAGGGACGAGCGGTAGCATGGGGCAGGAGGTGACAATGCCCGACGAACCGCAGAATCCCGTGGGGGGGACTAGGGGGGTTGACCGTGTGTCCCGCCGCGAGAACAGGCAGCACCTCCACGCCCTCGAGCAGGCCGTCTACAACGGCTGGCAGATCCCCCCGGACGCCGCAGCCGCCCTGCCCCGCGAAATCCTCGCCATCGCCACCGACCCCAACTCAAGCCCCCGCGACCGCATCCGGGCGACCGAGCTGATCGCCACCCTGCGCCGCCAAGACTGCGAAGCCGCCATCGACCTCGACAAGATCCTGCGCCTCGACGCCGGCGCGGCCACCGAGAACCTGGCCTTCGTCGACCTCCCCGAAACCGCCCTCAAGGCCGTCGCCGACACCATCCGCGCACGACGATGCCCCGCAAAGCCTCGAAAGCGCTGACCCCGCCCGAGGCCATTCAGGGGGCGCGCGACGACCCCGTCGACTTCCTCGCCCTCATGCTCGAGCGGCGAGCCGCCGACCTGCAGGAGGAGCTCATCCTCCACGCCGCAGACCACGAGTCGTGGTACGCCGAGCTCCCCCGCGGCCACGCCAAGACCTCAACCCTCACCTACCTCGCCGCCTGGTGGCTCGGGCACCGCCCGTCCACCCGCCTGAAGCTCATCGGCTCAAACGACGACGGCGCGGCCGCCACCAGCCGCTTCCTGCGCGACATCATCCGCAGCCCCCGCTACCGGGCCGTCTTCCCCCACGTCGCCCTGAAGCCCGGGGAGGACACCGTCATGGCCTGGAGCGTCACCGCACCCGGCCTCCCCGCCCGCCGCGACCCCTCCGTGCAGGCGTCAGGCGTCTTCGGCCGCACGGGTGGCCGCGCCGACATCCTCTGGCTCGACGACATCTGCGACCTCCGCAACGCCGTGCTGCAGCCGGCCTTGCGCGCCCAGGTCAAGGAGGCCGTCGCCAACATCTGGCTCCCCATGCTCGACCCGTCCTCGCCGCACCCCACGCGGCTCTGGCGGTCGGCGACCCCCTTCCACACCGACGACATCACCGCCGACTGGCGCCGCGAATGCGCCCGGGACGGCACCCTCCTGCGCCGGCCCTGCGTCGGCACCGAGAGCCCCTGGCCCGAGGTCTTCACCCGCAAGGTGCTTGAGCAGAAGCGCCGCGACTTCGGGCCGATGGCCTACGCCCGCGCCTACGAACTCGTCCCCCTCTCCTCCGACCTCCTCGTCTTCCGCCCGGAGTGGATCAAGTTCCACACGGAACTGCCCTTGGGCTGCCGCACCGTGGCCGCCATCGACTGGGGCTACGGCCGCCGCCGGCAGGACCGCGACGACCCCGACTGGTCGGTCTGCATCGTGGGGGAGGTGTCGATGGAACGCAACCTGCACCTGACCGACGTCCTGCGCGTGCGCGAGTCGTTCCCCGAGTTCGCCCGCCTCGCCCGCGAGCTCGTCGAGCGCCGTGGCGCGGCGATGGTCCTCGCTGAGGCCAACGGCCCGCAGAAGGGCGTCTTTGACCAGTTCCGGGAGGCCTGCCGCCAGCCCGTGGTGGCCGTTGAGCGCTCGACCGACAAGCACCTGCGCGCCGCCGCCAGCCAGCCCTTCGTGGCCGCAGGCAAGCTGTCCTTCCCACAAGGACAGAATGGCCAGGTCGCCCAGGCCTTCGCCCCGGTCGTGGACGAGATGCTCTCCTTCCCCGCCGGGAGCCACGACGACTGCGTCGACTGCGTGGTCGACCTCTGCACGCTCGCCGCGCAGGGGGCCATCGTTTCTCAGGGCGGGGCCATGACCGTCGCCACGCGCGCCGAGCGCATCTTCGGCAACCGAGGCATCAAGCGGCGGATGTTCGCCTGAGCACCGTTAGACTGAGGGGCAACATGGCCGACGCCAAGAGCAACCCCATCATGCCGAACGCCATCCCGGGCACGGGCCTCCCGCCCGCCCGCCGGCCGCGCAAGGCACCGCCCGCCCCCGCGCAGCGCGGACCCACCACCCCGCTCGCCATCCCGGTCGAGGTGCAGCGCTCCTACTTCCGCACCGCCAGCCTGATGCTGCGGAACTCGAGCCTCGCCTACAGGATCGACCCCAACTACCAGGCGATGATGCGCGCCGACGCGGACATCGAGGGCGTCCTGCGCTCCCTCCTCGTCACGCTCGCCGGCCTCGAGTGGGCCATCGTTCCCGATGACGAGGAGAACCCCCGCCTCGTCGCCCTCGCCGAACGCCTGACCGAGATCGTCCGCGACATCCCCCGCCGCAGCGACCTCTTCCGCCACCTGCACGAGGCCGTCTGGTACGGCGTCAGCGCCGCCAACCTCGTCTACGAGCGCGACCCCGTCCTCGGCGTGCGCGTCAAGGAGTGGGTGCCGTTCGCCGCCGACACCCTCGCCTTCGACCAGTACGGCAACCTCGCCATGCGCGTGGGCAGCGCGTACATCAACGAGCCCTCCGTCACCGACCTCGGCTTCGACAGCCTCGTCCACCTGTTCGACGAGAACGAGCGCCGCGCCGTCATCCTGCACCGGGTCTTCACCGCGGCCCCGAACTTCATCGACCCGAACACCAGCGAGGCCGTCTACCGCGGCATCGGCGCGCGGGACGTGTGCTGGTACATCTGGCTCCTCAAGCAGGAGATCCTGCAGAACGCCGCCGCCTACGCCGAGCGCTACGCGCTGGGCATCCGCGTCGGCTACTACCCCTCGGGCAACGACGCGGCCAAGAACGAGATGCTCACGGTCCTGCAGAACCTGGTGAACGACAACTCCGTCGTCCTCCCCCGCACCGGGCCGAACGAGAGCTTCTACGACATCGACATCAAGGACGCCAACGCCGGCCGCGCCCAGATCTTCATGGATCTCGTCAACTGGTGCAGCGGCAAGCTCAAGGAGGCGATCCTGGGGCAGTCGCTCTCGAGCGAGGCCGGGTCAACGGGCCTGGGCTCCGGGGTCGCCGACCTCCACGCAGACACCCTCTCGCGCGTCATCCGCTACCACGCCGACGCCATGAGCGAGTCGTTCACGACCGACTTCCTGCGCGTCGTGGCGGGCATCCTCGGCGCGAGCGAGTCCGAGGCCCGGTCGATCAAGTTCCGCTTCGCGCCCGAGCGCCCGAACGTCAAGGAGCGCCTCGAGGCCGTGCAGGCCTTCACCCAGATGGGCGGCCGCGTGAGCGAGCGCGAGGTGCGCGACCTCCTCGGCCTCTCCGAGCCCCAGGACGGCGAGGCCGTCCTCGGCGGCGGTCAGGCGGGTGGCAGCGGGGCCAACCCCCTCGCGGCCCTCTTGGGGCAAGGGAACGAGCCTGACGAGGGCGAGGAACCCGCCCCCGAAGCACCCAAGGTCGTGGCCCTCCGCAAGCGCAAGCGATGAAGCGACCCGCGCTCGACAAGCACCTGCGCCGCGTCCTGCGCGAGGCGCAGCAGTCGTACCGCCAAGCCCTCGCCGCCCAGGTGCGCGGGCAGGACGACCCCGCCCTCTGGGATGCCTTCTCCGAGGCCACCAGCGCCCTCCTGCTTGCCTCCTGGCTCGCCGGGGCGCGGCAGACCGTCACCAAGGCCCGCATCCCCGACAAGGCCGTCGAGGGGATGCTCGAGGACGGGGACGCCGTCACCTTCGCCGCCCTCCCCGCCCTGAAGCTCGACGGCTTCGGCGGGGAGGCCATGAAGCCCATCGCCGACTGGTTCCGCCGGCGCGTCCCCATCAGCCGCAAGGACTGGGAGGTGCTCGTCGAGGCCGCCCGCCGCAGCGCCCGCGAGGTGGGGGACCACGAGCGCCAGAACGCCCTGATCGACCTCCGCAAGCGCAGCCCCTTGCTGGACGGCCTCTTGCGCGGCGTCCTGTCGCGCCCAAACGCCACGGGCGGCATCTCGGCCGTGAAACGGATCGTAAGCGATACGTTCTTCGTGACGGCCCTCAGCCCCGGCCAGACGGCCAAGGTGCAGGAGCTCATCGCCCGGGTGATCGAGGAGCGCCCCGGCAAGAGCGTGGTGGGCAAGGAGATCAAGGCGATGAACCTAGGGGACTTCGTCACCACGGCGCAGGTGCGCCTGGGGGTCGAGCTCTCAAGCGCGCGCCTGGAGACCGTGCTCAGAACGAACACGAACCGGGCGGCCACGGAGGGTGCGGCCGAAGTGCTGCGCGACGAGCGCGTGCAGGCCTTCGTGCCGCTGGTCGAGTACAGCGCGACCAAGGACAGCCGAACCCGCCCGACGCATCGTGCGTTGGATGGCTACATTGGCACGATGGCAGACTTCGACCGCATGGGAATCACGCCCCCAACAGGGTTTTCTTGTCGCTGCGCGCTGATCCCGGTGTCGGCGTCGGACGCGATGGACAACGGCTGGACGCTCCCGAACGGGACGCTCGACTACCAGGCGATCAGGGCGCACAACGGCGCGCGGCAGGGCGTGATCGACCGCCGCGAGATCCCCGATCCCGGCTTCGTGAATGCGTAGACCACAAGGAGGAACGCTACGATGGGCGGCATGAGCACCCGGAACGAGATCAAGGCGCGGCTGGGCATCCTCGCGGAACCGAAGACGGCGATGGCCCGCCCCGGCGCGAAGGCGAAGATGGCTACCTCATACGAGTCCGACAATCAACTGTACGACCGAGTCATGCCGAGCATCATTGAGATGAATCAGTTTGTCTCGTTGCGTATTCCTAGTGTCCAAAGCAGTCTGAAGGAAACAGCGACAGCCGCCAAAAGAGCGGCTGCGTTTGGGGAGAAGATTTTGAAAGAGCGCGCGGCAAGTCCAGAGATGCTTCGTGAGCTTGATCGGTTGGTTTCGGTGGTGAAGGCCCAGTACGGATATCGCATTACGCAGCGCGGAGCATCGTTCTCCCGCCCCGGCGCGAAGGCGAAGATGGCGTATCGCCATGCTGATGCGTCTATGTGGTCTGATGTCCGTCGATCCTTTGATTCCGAACAGGAAGCAGAACAATGGCTTGCGCGTCAGGGATGGAAGCGGAGGCGCGTAAACACCGATGGCGAAATCGAATATGCGAAGAACGGTGCGCTTGCATATGTCTACACCGACGAACTTTCAGAACCGCGTATCCGCATGAAGGGCGGAATGACATATTCAAGTCGAAATGCTTCCCGCCCCGGCGCGAAGGCGAAGATGGATCTGACGGACGTCCAGCGCAAGGCCGGATACAAGTGGCGCGTGGCCTACACCCGGCAGCTCGGCAAGGATCAGTACCTCGGCGGCCCGCCCGTCACGATGCAGGACGACCTGCTCTTCGCAACCGAGAGCGCGGCACGCCAATGGGCCGACACCATGCTCAAGAAGGGCTGGTTCAAGGGACAAGGCGGCGGCCCTGAGAAGATCCTCAAGGCCACGGTGCTCATGGCCTCCCGCATTGGCGCGAAGTCCACCCACGCTGCCGCCGACAAGCCCGGTCGCAAGGTCATGGCCGAGTCCGACCCCGCCGTCAGCGCCAAGATCCGCAAGCTCATGGCCGAGGGCAAGCCCCAGAAGCAGGCCGTCGCAATCGCGCTCGACATGAAGCGCCGAGGAGAAATCTGACATGGCACAGGCGATTCTTTCCACTGGCGTTCCCGCTTACTCGCTGCTTGACTACACGGCGGCCAGCGCGTCGTACGGCTCCGTGGCGCCCACCGCCACCAAGCCCACCACCGGAGTCATCTACGATTCCCCCAACACTGCGCCCAGCCTGCTGCGCGTGCTGCCCTTCAGCAGCGTCAACAACGCCACCGGGGTCGGAGTGCGAGTGGTCGGATGGACCGTGGGCTACATCCCGAAGCGGTACACCAACCTCCTGACCTACAGCCAAGCCTTCGACGACGCAGCGTGGACCAAGAGCGAGATCACCTGCACCGGAGGATCGGTCAACGCAGAAATCGCGCCCGATGGGACGCTGACCGCCGACGTCCTCCTTGAGACCACCAACAACGCTGACCACAAGGCATACCGAGACCAGGGCAGCACGAGCTGGACAACGGGAGCGCATACCTTCTCCGTGTACCTGAAGGGCGGCAAGGGCAGGACGCACGCGACCGTCTGCTGCGGAAACGGCCCAGGCGGCCCGTACTACGCGGTCACCATCAACCTCTCCACCGGAGCGGTGACCCAGGTTGATCGGCAGGACAGCGGCAATCCCGCCACCCTCGGGACCACGTCCAATGCCGTGACCGATGCCGGGAACGGATGGTGGCGGGTCGCCATCACCACGAACGCCGTGCAGTTCTACCTGCTGGCTCCCAGCAACACCGCCACGCCAGTCACCGGATCGAGCTGGGGATTCGGCGTCTACGCCGGCAACGCCAGCAACGGGATGGTGGCATGGGGCGCGCAGCTTGAATGGGGATCGACCGCCTCCCCGTACGCAGCGACCACCGCCGCGGCGGTCACGGCCGTCGACTCGACGGTGGCGGCGACTCCGACGTGGTTCTCCACGATCCTCGGCGACTTCACGCTCATCTATTCAACGGGCACGGTCCCGAGCACGGTCGTGAACAACAACGCGACCTACATCTTCAGCAACATGACCCAGGTGGCGATCAGCCCCGATGCAAGCCTGTACCAGCCTGCCGTCGTGACGGCCACCGACCTGGGGACGGCATCCGTGCTGATCGACACCATCGGCCACCAGATCGTGCAGCTCCAGTTCAAGGCAAACAGCGGGAACATGGGCGCCTTCTGGTGCTCCATCTGATGCGGAACAGGCTGTCCAACGCGATCCGGCGATTCAGGCGACCCGGCCTCACCGGGGCAGGGATCGTCTATGACCTGTATCCGCCAAACACGGCCGCGCTGACGGTCTCGGACTACGAGGCGATCCAGCAGCAGACGGCGCAGACGCTTGAGTTCCGGCGATCCATCGTCGAGAACAACCGGATGGCATATGCCTCGCCGGGTTCCCGAGTGTCGTTCCAGACCGATGCGAACGACCTGCGCCTGCAGCTCTACTGGAACGCGGAGATCTACAACGTCATCACGCTTCTGGCGACGTTCAACGGCGTCGGGTCGGTCCTTTCGGACGGCGTCGAGATCGGCACGTTCGATTGGTCGCAGCCGCTGGTGGCGGGATATTCCTTTCCGAGCTACAAGCTTCCGACCGGGAGCAAGACGGTCACCATTGTCTGGCCCTACAGCGCCGGCCTGCAGCTGCAGGGCATCGAGCTCTCCAAGGGGTCGTCCATTTCCTCAGCTACGCGCCCGAGCAACAAGATCGGAATCTGCGGCGACAGCATCTCGCAAGGATTCGATTCGACCAAGATCACGACGACCTGGGCATACCTCGTCGGGGGGCTGCAGAACCGCCAGGTCGTGAATCTTGCCAACGCGGGCGCTCCTGCCGATGCAAGCCATGCAAATGCGCTGATCGGCACCGGGTGCGACCGCGTCACTTATCTCATCGGCTACAACGACTTCGCCGCGCAGACAGCCATTGCCACGTTCCAGTCCAGGGTGGAAGGATGGATCACGAACGCCAGGGCCGCGCTCCCGACCGCGGAAATCTACGTCATTTCCACGATCTACAGCCCGAACACGAACACGCTGACGCTGGCGCAGTACCGGAGCGCCGTGCAGGCCGCCGAGCTCGCGGCAGGCGATGCCAACACGTTCTACGTGGACGGTCTGACGCTGATGACGAACAGCACCACGCGGCTGAGCGGCACCATCCACCCGAACGACCTCGGGGCATCCGAAATCGCTGCCAACCTCGATGCGATCATCAGCGGGTCCATCCCTGCCGCCCCGACCGGGGTCAGCGCGTCCCCGAGCACGGACGGCACGGCGGTGGCAGTCACCATCACCTGGACGGATGCGTCGACGAACGAAAGCGGGTTCTACGTCTACCGCAACACGTCGAACACGACGGTCGGCGCCACGCAGATCAACTCGGTCGGCGCTGGCGTCCAGACCTACACGGACAACTCGACCAACAATCCCGGCAACGCGCCGGCCGTCAACACGACGTATTACTATTGGGTCAGCGCCTACAACGTGCTCGGCGAGAGCACGAAGGTCGCTGCCAGCCAGAACGCGACGGGCGGGGTCACGACCCTCAACGTCCCGGCCGCGCCGACCTCGCTCACGGCGACCGCTACGAGCACCACGCAGATCGACCTCGCCTGGACGGACAACGCCACGAATGAAACCGGATACGTGGTGGAGCGCGCTACGTCGCCCGGAAGCGGATTCTGGTCGCAGATCGCCACCCCGGCGGCTGGCGCGACCTCGTACAGCAACACGGGCCTGACCGAGAGCACGCAGTACGAGTACCGCGTCTACGCGACAAACGCGGCGGGCAACAGCGCCAACAGCAACGCGGCGAGCAAGTTCACGATCCCCGCGACCCCCACGGGCCTGACGGCGACGGCGGCGTCCTCGTCGCAGATCGACCTTGCCTGGACGGACGTCTCGACCGGGAACACGGGCCAGCGCATCGAGCGGCGCAGCCCGAGCGGCAGCGGCTCGTACTCGACCCTGACGACGGTCAGCGCGACGGCCACGACGTACAGCGACACGGGCCTGACGGCGTCGACCTCGTACGAGTACCGCATCGTTGCGACGAATGCGGACTACGACTCGTCGCCGTCGACGGCGGCGAACGCGACCACGTCTGCCGGCGGCCCCACACCCGCATGGAGCATCGACTGGTCCACGGGCACCCCCTCGGGCTACACGCTCACCCGCGCCAGCAGCGGCACGTACGTTGACTCCTCGGGCTACATCGCGTCGGCGTCCACGGACGTCGCCCGCCTCACCCACGACAGCAGCGGCACCCGGCTCGGGCTGCTGGTGGAGGAGAGCAGGACGAACAACGTGCAGTACAGCGAGGACTTCGCCAATGCGTACTGGACCAAGGGACTCACGACGATCGACGACAACGGGGGATCGTTCTGGACATCCCCTGCAAACGCATCCGATGCCGTGCTGCTTGAGCAGGTTACTGGCGCAAACGAACACAATCTCAGGCGATCAGCTATCACGATTGCGAACCCCTGTTGGTCGATTTTCGTCAAGAAACAGAATCTCACCACGGGTACTGGTCGCGCTGGCAGGTACATCACCCTGACCATCCGCGATGCCGCATCGGGAACGGAATATGTCCATGCGACGTTTGACCTTGATGCCGGGACCATGACGCAGTCGGGAACGGTCGGAACGAACTACACCAACCGTTCGCAGGGAATCGAGTCGTTCCCGAATGATTGGTACCGGATTCACCTGACTGCGACACGCGCATCAGCATCGCTCAACGTGTGCGCGGCGCTGGCAACGACCGGAACGCCAACGGTAACCAGCCTTGGGCAGAACTACAACGCCGCAAACTCAACAGATGGCGTGTACATCTGGGGAGCGATGTTGGAATCTGGGGTGGCCGTCCCGACCTCCTACATCGAGACGCCGTCGAACGCCACCGTCACCCGCAGCGCCGACCTCGCGCACGTCCTTGATTCCTCCATCACGTCGTGGGGCGACCCCGGCGCCCTCGTCATCCACTTCTACCCGCCTGGTCAGGCCGGGACGCTGCTGTCCACCGACGATGCGTCTGCGGCGCAACTCGGCCTTCAGGCCAGCAGCACGACCGCGGCGCGGGCGTTCTGGTCGAACGGGCAGACCTCGACGGGCACCATCGCCGCGGGGGTGAACAAGGCCGTCCACTACTGGAGCGGCACGGCATCGTCGTTCTGCATCAACGGCGGCACGGTGCAGACCGGGACGAACAACGTCACGACCTTCGGCAACATCGACTTCGTGACCTTTGGCGCGGAGGCAACCGACAGCAGCGGCAGCCCTGGCACGTTCTCGCAGTGGCCGAATCTAGTCATCCGCAAGATCGAGTTCTACGCCGGGACGCTGACAAACGCGAACCTGCAAACGATCACCACATGACCGTCTTCCACGATTACTGGCTCAAGGGCACGGACGAGGCGGATGTCCAGTCGGCGCTTGCCGCCGCCGGCATCCCGCTGCTCCCGACCGAAACTTCGTCCTACGACTTAATCGGAACGATCTGGGTGCCGGGACCGGACGTGGACGAGGACGGCAACCCCATCCCCGTGCCGCTCCCCGGCTGGCACGCCAACCTGCGGATGCGCGACAAGATGACCTTCCCGCAGCGCTCGGCCCTGGAGAGCATCCTCATCCCGCAGCCCCAGCACCCCGTCCGGGTCTGGGCAGGAGCAGACGAATGACCCCCACATCCCACCCCATCGTCGAGGCCGGCGACAAGGTCGTCATCAAGGGCGTCGAGCTCTTCATGGCCTTCGACCCCGCCATCGACGACGCCAAGGCCGACCCCGAGCTCAAGCGCTTCGACAACGAGCGCCTCCGCAAGATCGTCGGCGCCACGGGCAAGCACATGAGCCGGGGCTCCTTCCCCCGCGTGGTCATCATGCACGAGAAGGACGGCAAGGAGCCCAAGTCGGCGGTCGGCAGAATCCCGGCCCTCAAATACGAGGAACGGGATGGGGTCGGGTACATTGTGGGCGACATGGAGGTGGGAAGGGACATCTTCGACCGCTTGATCGCCACCAACGCCTTCCCCAGGCGCTCGGCTGAGATCTGGTCCGAATCCAACCACCTGAGCGAGGTGGCGCTGCTGGGCCGCGAGACCCCACGGCGACCCCTCCCCGACACGCACTTTGAGCGTGCCGGCCGAAAGATCACCTTCTCGAAGTCCAACCACGACCTCGCCGGGGTCGGGGGCGGGCTGAACACCTTCGTCCCGGCAGCAATCAAGGAGGAGGCTTCCATGCCTTCAGACCGAGACTACGGAGCCGAGCTCGATGCCATGAAGTGCGCCATCGACGACCTGGCCGCCACGATGAAGAAGAAGTTCGGCGAGGACAACGACGAGGACAAGGCCGAGATGGCCGGCGAAGGCATGGACTTCCAGGCCGACGAGGAGGAGGCCGAGGAGGGTGGCGAAGGCGTCCACATCGACATCGGCAGCCACGACGACGAGAGCGCCGAGATGGGCATGGACGAGGAGGAGGAGGTCATCGCCTCCCGTTCCACCTACGCCCTGCGCTCGGAGAACGCCCGCCTGAAGGCCCGCATGAGCCGCCTCGAGGCCGAGGTTAAGCGCGAGCGCTTCTCGCGTGAGATCGAGATCATGGAGCAGGAGGGCTACCGCATCCCCGAGGGCCAGCGTCCCGCGCTCCTGGCGCAGCTCGCCTCGGCCAAGGACCCGGTCGCCCTGCTCGAGTCGTGGCGCGAGCTGTTCTCGCGCGACCCCATCGGCGCCAAGATCGACATGAGCCGCGCGTCCATGCCCAAGGCGATGGCCGTGGGCGACGTCGGCGACCTCGTCAAGCAGTTCGCAGGCAAGCCGGATGAGTTTGCCAAGGCGATCAACTCCCGCATCAACAAGCGCTGAGGCGCAAGGAAACAGACACCCATGCTCAACTTCTCACCCAACCTCGTCGCGGGCGGGACCATCAACCCGTACCGCATCGTCAAGATGGACACGACCGCCTTCACGGGCGTGGCCGCCACCGCCGCCGCCGACTACGTCGTGGGCGTCACGGACGGCTCCACCCGCCGCTTCGACGCGACGGCCAACGCCTCGTCGGGCGACCCGATCAGCCTCCAGCCCTCGAACGTGGTTCAGATCGAGGCTGGCGGCAACATCACCGCAGGCCTGGGCCTGATCCCGTCGACCGCAGGCGTGGCGATCACGGCCGCCGGCTCGGGCAACGTGCCCATGTTCGTCGCCCTGGAGGCTGCCGCCAGCGGGCAGATCTTCTGGGCCTACCGTCTCCCCGCCACCAAGGCGCTCTGATCCAAACGGACCTTAAGGAGGTCACACAATGGCTTACGTCGCAGTCGGTGGCGGGCTCAACACCTACGTCCCGTCCACCAACGCCCTCGCAACGGGCGCTCTTCAGGTCGAGTTCACCCGTGCGGTGAACACGTTCCCCATCACCAAGTACGCGCAGATCGTCCCGGTCAACCAGATGACCGGGTACTACCTGCGGCTGGATTCGGACGACAACGTCCGCATCACGGACATCAACGCCTTCCAGTGGCCGCTGGGGAACGACCGTCCGGTCGGCTCCACGAACCAGCACGACTTCGTGCAGTTCGCCTGCCAGCGCTTCGCGTATCCGTTCTACATCCCGAACGAGACCGTGAAGCAGGCCGCCTGGGACATCGTCGCGCAGCACGCCCGTGCCAAGGCGCAGCTGGCCATGACGGGCCGCTGCATCCGCACCGCGACCGCGCTGACGACCTCGGCGACGTTCAACGCCGTGGGCAACTACGCGGCGACCGGAACGGCCAGCCCCGGCGGCGCCATCTGGACGACCTCGAGCACGAACGTCATCCAGAAGGCGATCCAGGGCATCCTGCAGCGCATCTCGCTCACCACGGGCGGTGCGGTGCGGGCCGAGTACGACGTGATGATGGTCATCTCCCCGACCGTCGCCAACCTGCTTTCGCAGACCACGGAGGTTCGTGACTACGTCAAGAACTACCCTGCGGCCATGCCCTTCCTGCAGGGCTCGGACACGTTCGCCATGTACGGCCTCCCGCCGAACCTCTTCGGCGTGCAGGTGGTCGTGGACGACAGCGTGCGCGTCACGACCCGCAAGGGCGCGTCGAGCACGACCCGGCAGTACATCTACGGCAACTCGGCCGTCTTCGTGAGCCGCCCCGGCGGCCTGATCGGCGTCGAGGGCTCGACGAGCTTCTCGACCGTGCAGATCATGGCCTTCGAGGACATGACCGTCGAGAACTGGGACGACCCGAAGGACCGCCGCATCGAGGGCCGCGTGATCGACAACAGCACGACCGAAGTGGTCGCGCCCGTGTCGGGCTACCTCGTCGCCGACGTCACCGCCTGATCGGTCTCGGAGTGGAAGGGAAAGGGGGGAGGGCGCTTCGGCTCCCTCCCCCCCTTTCGTGAACGGAGGCACGCATGGCATTCGCCACCTACGCCGACCTCGAGAAGGAACTGGACGCCCGGATCATCGCCGAGCTCTGCTCGGACAACGGGGAGGACTCCGCGCCCCCCAACCCCATCACGACGATGGCGCTCGAGCGCGCCACCGCGATGATCAAGAGCTACGCCCGGGTGGGGAACATCTACACCGACCTGGACCTCAACACGCTGGCCAGCGCAGGGGACTGGCTCCTCGTCGGGCTGACCTGCGACCTGGCGACCGAGGTGCTCTTCCAGCGCCGGGGCATGGTCGTGCCGCCGGCCGTCGAGGAGCGCCGCAAGCGGGCCTACGAGATGCTCGAGCACCTGCGGGACGGGCGGCAGATCTTCGGGGCGATCTCGAAGGCGGCCGACGCTGGCCTGCCCGAGGTGCGGGCGACCCCCCTGCAGACGCTTGCCTACTACAACCAGGTGAGCTCGAGCAACTTCTTCCTGCCGCGCAAGCCCAACACGATGCCAGGAGGCTGACGTGGCCTTCGGCTTTGGCGGCAGCAGCTGGCAGAAGCGTGTGGCGGCGGCGCTGGGCGACCCGCGCATCCTCAACGGCATCTCGCAGGCCGTGGCGGCGGCAGCAAAGCGCCACATCGCCAAGAGCGAGGGCCGAGGCCCGGGCGGCTCTGCGACCGCCCTGAAGCCCCTCAAGAGCCTGGATACCGAGTTCTGGACGAAGACCAAGCCCAAGCAGGGGCCGATCTTGGGCACGCGCAAGCGCGTCGAGATGCGGCAGAAGAAGGCCAAGGACGGCCGGGTCACCATCAAGCCCACGGAGGTGACCGAATACCTCGTCAAGGGGCAGTCCTACCGCGACGGCGGGCAGCCGCTGCGGGACACGGGCAACCTCGTACGCAACCTTGGGGCCAGGACGGCCCGCATCGGCGCGACCCGGCTCGAGATCACCCTGACCGGGCCGAAGTACGCGATCTACCAGGAGCTCGGCTTTGAGACCTCCGGGCCGAACTACGTCCCGCTGACGCGCAAGGGCGTGCGCCAGCACGCGACCGGGCAGAACCCCGACAAGGAAGGGCTGGTGCGCGGCAAGGACTTCCTCATGGCATGGGGCGGCGTCAAGGTGCCCGCGCGTCCGTTCCTCGTCCCCACGGACAAGGAATGGGCGGGTATCGGCCGCACGATTAGACTAGGGATGAGCAAGGTGCTCAAAGGAAGGACTACCTGATGCCTACGGCGATCTTCGTGAGCGGGCCGACCCGCATCGACTGGTACGACGGCTCGGTGTGGACCGAGCTCGGCGAGTGCGACAACGACAACCTCCCGCAGGCCACGTGGAACGACTACCAGCACGAGGTGCGGACGTCGTCAAGCGGAGGCACGCCCGAGGAGATCGTCCTGCAGAACACGGACGGGGCGATCACCTTCACGCTGGTGAAGTGGGACGCCACGGAGCTCGCGCAGCTCGAGGCGCGCCAGCGCGGGGCGCAGGGCACGACCACGGTCGGCCGCCTGCTCGTCACCGACAGCGGCACTTTCGGAATCCGCATCTACCCGAAGACCCCCGGCAAGACGACCTACACCTTCAATCGGTGCTACCTGCCCCCGAACGGGCTCGTGCATTCGAACTTCGGCAACGTCGAGCGGCGGCTGGGCCTGACGGTCAAGGCCGTGCCCGACGCCAACAACCTCCTCTACGCGACGGGGACCAGCGTTTGATCGACCTCAACGAAAACGACGACCCGCTCCTCTTCCGCGCCCAGGTTCCTGCGGGCAGCCTCATCGTGCAGTGGAACGAGGCGCTCGCCGTGCTCGCCAAGCCCGCTGGCGGCGAGCCGAGCGTGCAGGACGTGGCTACGGCCATCCGCAAGGTGTCGCGCACGCCCGAGGTGGCCGCGCAGTCGAGCGACGAGGTGCTTTTCGCCGTCTTTGCCCGCATGGGCAAGGCGGTGGAAGCCGCGGGAAACTGACCAGGGGGGCCGCCCTCTTCCTTGCGACGTACGGCCGTCCCCCGAGCGACTTTGACCAGGAGACTGCTATGGGCCTGATGGCCAACATCCCGATGGTCGAGGCCCGCAGGGCGCTGTCGTTCGCGCAGGGCATCGCCGTGGCGTTCGGGTCGCCCGAGGCGGCCGAGGGCGTCGTGCGACAGGCCACGGGCAGCGACGAGCTCGCCTGGAACGTCCGCATGGGCCTGCAGCACCAGATGCACGGGAGGGGCCGCTGATGGCCGTGCAGGCGAATGCCGCCGTGTGGAACGCGCTCGTCGCGGACCTGAAGGAGTGGATGGACGACGCTGGCTACGGCATCGCCGTCTACCTCCGCGAGGCGCCCGGGCAGGACGTCACCGCGCAGTACGCGATCCAGGTGATCCCGGGCGGCGACACGGCGCGGCATCCCATCAGCGGCGTGGGCCTGCTTGAGTCGCAGGTGCAGCTCGTCGTCTGGTGGCGGAACCTGTACGACCCCGTGCACAAGGCGACCCTGCGGATCGCAGGCGAGCGTGGCATCGAGCAGTTCATCGACGGCCTGCGGACCCGCATGATCCAGAACACGCTCGGCGGGCGCCTGACGATCCCGTTCACGTGGCGGTCGGGCGGCAACGTCGAGCAGGTGGATGACCTCGTGGGCTGGATGCGCGGGACGGAGACCTTCGTCTGCGCGTTCGAGATCGAATGGAGCGTGCAGTGATGGAAGACCTGGGACGCATCGTCATCGACGTGAACGCCACGGGGGACGGCGGGGCCGGCGGCGGGACAGGCTCGCGGATGCTGCAGCGCGTGGGCGGGGCGCTGACGCAGGCGGGCATCGGGATGATCCAGGGGCAGGGCGCGGGCGGGGCGCTTGCGGCGCAGGGGTTGACGAAGCTCGCGGCGATGGGAACGGCGGGCGGGGCGATTGCGGCCCCGCTGATTGCCGTGGGCGTGGCGGGCATCGCCCTGAAGAAGACCTTCGACTTCCTGAACGCGGCCGCCAAGCGGCTTACCGACACGCTGCGGGACTACAGCCCACAGATCATGCTCGCCGACGCCATGAACGAGATTCTGATGTTCCAGGAGAAGATGCGCGCAAGCGCGGCGTCGGGCGGGGTGCTGGCGCGGCGCGAGCTCGCGCTGGGCCGGATCGAGCGCGTGCTGTTCCGGGTTTCGGACCTGCTCGGCCGCATCGGGGCCATCGCCGTGGCGCCGATCCTTGAGCTGCTCGCCAACCTGCTTGAGTTCGTCGAGAAGAAGATCGCGCCCACGTTGTCCTTGGTGGGCCTTGCCGTCTTGGGCTCCATCAAGCTGATTGGGCAGTTTCTCCAGATGATCCCCGGCTTCATGGCGTACGGACTAGGGGCCGAGGCATGGGCGGTCGACATGATCAAGGCGCTGAACAGGCTCGGCACGAACACCGACCCGATCTACCAGGGCAACGCGCCCTTCATCGCCGACCTGCGCCTCATGGGAGCGAAGATTTGAACCCGCAAGGCGCGAGGATCGAGGACGTCGCGCAAGGCATGATGCTCATGTCCGACCGCAAGGCGGCCGAGCAGCGTGCCCTGCAAGCGCAGGGCGCCAAGGCCGCCGTCGCCGTGCAGCGCGTGGCGCGCAACCTGCAGGTGATCAACCACGAAACGAACGCGCCTTTTGTTGCTGACCTGCGCCTCATGGGAGCCCTGCCGTGAGCACCCCGACCGGAAACGCCTACCTGTCCTTCGCCTACGACAGCCGCAGCTGGGATCTCGGCTTCGTCAACGTGTCGCAGTACGACCAGCGGCCTGAGTACGCCGAGGACGGCTTCACCCTGAACTACTACGCCGTGACCGTGACGGGAACGGCCTTGGTTGCGGACGGCACGGGCACCTACACCGAGCTCGCCGCCAAGATGCGCGACGGCACGGGCCGGGTGGACGCCGTCAACCTCCGCATCGTGTCGGGCGGCACCGAAACCCTGATCGCCCAGACCTACCCCGACGCCCGCCGCGGCCCGCTGCTGCAGCTGACCGTCACCGAGGTGGCCGGCAGGCGCGCGGCCCTCGTGTCCTTCACCCTGACCGCCGCGGTGGTGCGGACGAGCCCCATAGACGACGAAGATCCCGACCTCGACTATCCCGTCGTGTCGCACCGCTGGACGCAGTCGTTCAGCCTCGACGCGGGCGGCCTCGTCACCCGGACGGTGCGCGGGACGCTGACGGTCAACATGAGCGCCACGGGCCTCAGCACGACGCCAGCCGCGAGTGGCCTCATTGCTGCGGTAACCGGGATCTCCGCGTGGCCCGACCTGTTCCGCCGCTGCGTGATGCCCACGACGGACGGCACGAGCATCTGGCGGCGCACCGCGCAGACCTTCGCCATCAGCGAGAGCGGCAACCAGCTCACCTACGAGGTGACCGACGAGCAGGCCCGGACGAACCTCCCCAACGGCGCCTACGAGGGCAACTGCGACTTCACCTACGAGCGCAGCCGCAACAACATCGCGTACGCCACGCTGCGGTTCTCCTGCGACCTTGCGGGCGAGGTGCAGGGCGACGTGCGCGCCCTGATCTGGGCGGCGGTGGAGCTCGCCACGACCCGCATCCCCTTCGACAAGGCGATCCTTGACCGCCTGAGCGTGCAGGAGAAGGACATGATGAAGCGGGCGGCGATCCGGCTCGAGATCGACGCCAGGTGCCCCGCGACCGCCGTGGAGGGTCCGACTGCGGCCTACGCGGCCGTCCCGCTCGCCCGCCTTGTCGGCATCGCCTTCACGGTCACCCGGACGTGCAGCTTCGCCGTGGGCGCCTACGGCGGCGCAGGCAACGGCGTCTACGGCATCCCGCACTGGAACGGCAACCGACTGTCGGCCAAGCCCAACACGATCCAGAACGTGCAGGTCGCGGCGATGGTGGCCGTGATTGAGTCCAGCTGCCCGCTCGGCACGCCAGCCACGGTGCTGCTTGTCCCCGACACCGACCTCGCCTCCGCAAACAGCCTGATTGTGCAGGGGCCGTTCGACAACGAGCAGATCGCGTCGTTCAACTCAAGCGGCGAGACTACGACGGTCGAGAAGGCATTCACGGTCACGGACGTCGACACCGACACGGGGATGCACCGCCTGCCGACTATGTACACGCAGGGCGCCGACTTCGTCTTCCAGGCGAAGAAGCCCACGGTGATGCTGACCGAGGTCACGACCGTGCGGCGCACGAACAGCCCGCCCAACCGCATCTTCCGCCCGATCCCGGCCGGCTTCGTGGTCGTGAAGGACGAGTGGCGGGTCAACCACGGCGAGATCGACTCGGCGGGGCAGCGGTCGTTCACGGGCATCTACACGCGCAAGCTGATGGCCTTTGACGGCGGCGGCTCGACCTCCAACGGCTTCTCGACGGTGAGCAGCCGCCGGCAGTGGTGGGTGCCGGGAACGAACCCGAGCGTGGCCGCCCCGCTCACCTTGGGCTACAACCTCGACAACCAGCAGCAGGCATCGAGCGTCCTTGCGCTTGGGTCGGCGGCGCAGGCATACGCGCTGGGCACGGCCCAGAACTACGCATGACGCTCGTGCAGGCCTACATCACGGCCGGCGCGACGGTCATCCCCTGCCTGCCGCCAGGGGCGCAGGAGCGCGAGCACGCAAGGCGGCTGGGGATCGACGAGAACGACCTCTTCAGCGTGGACGTGCCCTGCGGCATGACGCGCTGGACGCGGGCGTCGGTGCTGATTGCCTCTACGCAGGTGTCGGCCCTGTACGCCTCGAGCCCGGTGCGTTTGGATCTGAACGACGGCAGCGGCGGGACGCTTGCCATCCGCAACCTGTACGCCCGCCCGCCGCAGCCGTTCCTTTGGCGCCAGCCCGGGGGGCTGGTGCTCGTCGAGCTCGTGGACGAGCGCTGGTGGTGGCAGTTCTCGAGCGCGGCCCTGATGGACCAAGTGCTTGCGCCCCTCTGGTCGTCGGACGGCAGGTGGCAGGTGAACGGCACGGGCGCGACGGTCGACATCACGACCTATTCGGACGTCCTGACCGAGGTGGCGACGGTGGCGGGCTCACTCAACCTGACCGCCCCGACTGGGTTCGTGACGCGCAGCCCGGAGCACATCCGTCGCCTGTCGGACCTGATTGGCAGCCCCAACGCAAGCCTAGCGATGGTCGTGGACGCCGTTGGCGCCGCCAACACGCAGGTGATCGTGCCGGATGGCCTAGGCGGGTTCGTGTTCGTGGACCGCGCCGGCCTGCAGGCCGACTACGACAAAACGATGGGCACGTATGCGCGGGCGTTCTCGGGGGGCGGTCAGCCCGTCAACGGGACGGCTGGCGGCGCCGATGCCCTGGTCAACATCTGGAACCAGGCGGGCTTCCAGAACCGGGCGCCGCGGCAGGCCATGAAGATCCTGCCGCAGCGGTCGGTCGAGGGCAAGACGGTCTACGACAACGTCACGGACGCCAACGTCCCCGCCGACCGGGTGCATTACCCCTACGACCAGTCGTTCAACCAGACCGACACGCCAGCATGGACGCGGCAGCCTGAACGCCTTGGGCACGGAATGCTCACGGAATCGGCCGTGGTCGTGAACGACGCCTCAGGCGGGACGCTGACGAGCTGCCCCGGCTGGAACCCGGCCACGCTGCTCGGGCAGGTAGACACGGACTACACAAACCGCTACGAAACGGTGCCCTTCGGGCGCACCTGCTGGGCGGGCTTCATCCCGTGGTTCATCAACGCCTCGGACACCATCGGGCAGCTCGGCTGCGTTTCCTACCGCCTGAGCGAGGTGGACGGGGTCGTGTCGCCGTTCACGGTCAGCGTGGCGCGCGAGGACGACTGGCGATTCGGCCTGCAGGGCGTGGGGGAAAATGAGCCCTCGCGCCTGGTGACGGGCAAGGGGCTGGCCCACGCCTACCGCAACTGCGTGGGCCTGACGGTCGTGGACGTGCCCCCGCCGATGACGCGGGTCTTCCCGGCCCGGATCACCGCGTCGGACGGTCTTGGAAACTGGCGCTGGATTTACAACTT